ATAAACACAAGAATGATGCTAACATTCATCAAGACTTAATATGGGACGTCGTCCCATTATGGGATGCCTGTGCCACAGGTGGTATTGATCATGTGGCCTATTACGAAACACCTTGGAAAAAACAACTACGACAGTTGTACAGTGGTCAAGGCATAGAGTGGAACAAGCTAACCACAAAACAAATCCTAAAGCAACAACTCAAAGGATTTTTCCCAAGTGCATCACACAGTTGCCACGGCCATCATCTGACACATGTTGCCAGCGGATTTCAAACCTCACCATTTGATCGTGCCACAGTTGTGGTAATAGATGCCATTGGCGAGTGGGATACAATCACAATCTGGGGAGCAGAATATGACAAGTCAGGACGAGCAAGATATAAAAGACTGTGGGGACAACAGTATCCGCACAGCCTGGGGCTGTTTTATAGTGCAATTACTAAGCGTGTGGGCCTACACCCATTAGACGAAGAATACATCACCATGGGTATGGCAGCATACGGCGATGATCATTATCATGATCTCATGGAAGCAGTGCTGATCAGTGATGCTGGCACCGTTGAGTTTAAACAAAACTTACACGCCGGAGTCGATGACACATTCATGGGCGGCCTGGATCACGTAGACATTGCTGCTGCTGCTCAACGATTGTTACAACGCTTGATAGGCAATGTCATGCGGCGAGCCAGAGATTTCAAATGGTCAACAAATCTTGTGTACCAAGGTGGTGTTGCACTCAATTGTTTGGCCAATACACGACTAGGGAGATTTTTTGATGATATTTGGATTATGCCCTGCCCCGGCGATGCTGGGTCAAGCCTTGGGGCGGCTGCTCTTGCGTATGGTAAAAGACTGCATTGGAATAATGCGTACCTTGGTCATAATATCCCTGGCACTTATCCTGTTGACGATATTGTCCACAGTTTACTTCACGATCGTATTGTTGGGGTGGCTAGTGGGCGTGCCGAATTTGGGCCTAGAGCTTTGGGAAATCGGAGCCTACTCGCGGACCCAAGGGGAACAAAAATAAAAAGTCAAGTAAATGCAATCAAACGCAGACAACAATTTAGACCATTTGCACCTGTCATCTTGGCCGAATATGCTGATGCATATTTTAACATGCCATCTGGTTGGCATACTCACAGTTATATGCAGTCAGTCGCTCACTGCTGTAGGCCTGACCTTTATCCTGCTATATGTCACGTTGATGGTACCAGCAGAGTACAAACTGTGACCAAAGATGGATCTGGAATAAGACAGTTGTTGGAAGCCTGGTATGCCGAAACCGGGTGTCCTATGTTGTTGAACACCAGCCTCAACATACGCGGTGAACCCATGGTCAATGATCGTGCAGATGCTGATCGTTTTGAGATGTTGTACGGAGTCACAGTATATTCATGATTAAATCTACAAAGACTCGATATTGCAATGAATTTTGGTACCACAGCAATGATCTAATGATTGGGGCCAGCATTGAACATTACGGAGAGTACAGTCAGTGCGAAATTGATTTTATCCTGAGTTTTTTAACCAATAATTCTGTGGTGTATGATGTGGGAGCCAACATAGGATACCATACCACAGCATTTGCCACACAAGCCAAACGTGTGTATGCGTTCGAACCTCATCCTGGTAACTATGCATTGTTGGAAAAAAACACTGAGGAATTTGGCAATGTGTTTTTAGGGCAGTATGCAGTGAGCAACCGCAGGACAACTTGTTACATGTCAGATTATGACCCAGACCAGATCAGCAATTTTGGTGCAGTCAGTGTTGTTGACCACACCACAGGAATTCCGGTCACTGCCATTGATTTAGATACTGCTGGGTTGGACCTACCAGACTTTATCAAGATTGATGCGGAAGGACACGAATTACAAGTGCTACGAGGTTGCAAACAAATTATACAACAACATTGCCCTGTGATCTACTACGAGGCACATGAATCACATGACCTTAAAGAGATATACTTGTTGTTGAGCAAAGATAGATATATATTTTATTGGGCTCAAGTCAACAATTATAATCCTGCAAATTTTGCCGGCAACACTGATAATATTTTTGGTAGTAGTGGATTGATGAGTATCTTGGCTTGGCCTAGAAATCTAGGAGAACTGCCATTGACCCCTGTGCTGGGACCCGACGATACTGCTGGTAGATTTTATAGGGACGGACATCCTTAGAGATAAGTTTCTAAGCCACCACGTCTACGGATGTCTTGTGTGCAACAACTGATACCACCGTCCCAGAAGTAACTGTGACGCAGTTCGCTAATGATAGGTTCTATCCGGTGCCGGCGGCAATAGTCAAACACTTCTCGGTTGTATGCACTGAATATAACATGTGACTCATCCAGCACAAGACAGTTGACATCAAACACAGTTTCGGCCACAAAGCCAGTCCACTTGGTCAGGTAAGTGTTCACAAACTCTGTGAACTCTGCTGTGGGTGTTTGCCCTTGCACATACCAAGCACCTGGTGATTGTTCGTACTTGAACTTGCCAACTTCCATGGCAGCCCAGATGCTGCTATCCCAAATCTTGCAAACGTCCCATCCAGGAAAGTCTGCTGTTAAGTTTAAATTCACATCGTGTTTGCTACTCAACAACACACCCGGTTTTAATATAGCAAACACAGCATCACCGTGACCGTCTGTGATGGCTTCGTGTATGCGATACTCTGGTCCCAGCACATTGTCCACTATCCAGCGTGTTTGATCGGGACGCAAGAAGTCTGAGTTGTCAAAAAACACATCACGACCCACACGCACAATGCATGACGCTGACGCTTGATTGAGAATACAATTCTCATCCCAGCCTGTGGGCCCGTGTGGACTGATCACTGTACCACCGGCCTGTTTATATTCTTTGCACAACCCGTCTAGTTCTTGCATGGCCAACACACGCAACAGTCGATCGCCCAGTGTGATTTGCCAGTCTCTTGGGGTAAGTGGCGGCAGTGGCGCACCTTGACCTTGCATCTGTCCTTGTTGAAAGTGGTGTTTGTTGGGCAAGTCGGGCCTACGAACCCTTGCTCCGTAGGTCTCAATGGTCTTTTGCAAGTTGCCTAAGTCTTCTTCTGTTTCAGAGAGAATTTGTTGTAGCTGGTTCCGTACTTGTGCATTTTCAATAAAATCAAAATAGTCGGGAGTGTACGCCCGGCCAACAATGACTTCTTCTAAGGGTTGCCAGCTGGTGTATGAGTTAATGGGATTCATTGATGTCCTTGATCAACCTATTTAAACAATCGGTTTTGATGGTTTGAAATAATTGCTGATTGTATTCTATGTCTGCTTTGGACTGTTCAAACAGTTGGGGCAACTCCCGTTGAGCAAAGTAAATGGACCTGGTCAACGCCATCCAACGTTGTGTGTGATCAGGCTCCAAATCATAACTGTTGTCCAGCACTGAATCAAACACTCGATATCCTAAATCACGCAACACTTGCAAACTGCCTGCCGGACCTGCTACGAAAAACATCTGCCCGTGCTTGATGGGTTTGAATGTTTTTTCAGTGAGGAATGCGCCACCACTTTGGTCAGCATCAAAGTGTGTTTCCATCACAATGTTGCAATAACTGTTGACATGATATTTGGGTACAAGTGTGCTGTGATCATTGCGTTGGTCAAAATCTAGTTCATCGCTGATGTACGGTGCCAAACGTAAAAACTCTTCAGTGGCAGTACGCAGTCCAGCAATGGCGTCAATTTCAATTGGACATTCTGCATCGTCAAACACACCCGACTCACAATAACTCCAGTATGAGTTATCCAGCAAATTAAGACTTTTTAAATCTGCCATGGCCAAGGCACGCCACGATTTGTGTAATCTGTTGAGCACAGTGAAGTCACGTTCTCTTGGGCGGGTATATATCTTTAATGCAGGGCTTGCTCGGTTGCGTTGATAGTACCAAAGTTCAAAGTCTGTAAAGTACACAAAGTTTTTTAACTGTTTGGCCGCAGTATTTGCACTAACAAACCGATAGCAGTTGTTTTTCAAATTATGTTTGATGCATAATTCGTCTAGTCTGGTTTTGATATGGAAAGGATTATCACCTTCGTGATAGTAAAACAGCACACGCACATGATCAAAGAACAACCCGGTACGTATGCGCTCGGGCATCAGTTCAAAATAATCAATACCAAAGTTAAAAAACCCCAAGCCCACAGGATAAAATGCATCAGACGGCCATTCAGAATTAATATCCGTGATGTTTAATTTGACGCCGTGATGGTCACAATATTCTTGCAGTCGCAAAGGAATAGTGTTGGGCCAATGTTGACCAAACTCTCGCCATGCCTGTGTGTAAGGCTGCGCCAGGTGTTGGGCCAGGGCAGGATATATTCTACCCTTGACTGTTCTATCGACTATCAAATTCAAGCTCATTCAACATGTCCTTTAGTTCTTGCCACAGCACTGCTTCAAATCCACCGTTATAAAAATGATTCCAGTTGTGTTCGACAATCTCCCATGCACTTTCAAATAGATCTTGGCGATGTTCTTCTAATCCGTCCAACAGATTTAATACTTGTGCAATCTTTTCTATGCGTTTTGTATCGTCCGGTTCATCATCATAACTTTCATCCCACAAGTCACCAAATGTTCGAAATCCATAACTACGCAAATATCTCAAACTGCCTTGGGTACCTACTATTACAAAAGGCATGCCCATGGCAATTGGCTTGAATGTTTTTTCGGTTAGATGATGCCTGCGTCCTGTGGCCACGGTTTCGGTAACCAAGTACAACAAACTCTCAGCTGACTGGTCAAACAAATCCAACCAGCACGATCTCATAGGATGATCAGTTTCTCCTGCAAAGTTCATTGGCAACGATTGTTGATCAAACACTGTTTCGATGTCAGGATACTTGTTCTTAAGAGGTTGTATGGCATCCATTATAGCAATGTTTTCTGCAGGGCATACATTGGGACAGGATATGTGATTGTCAGTCATGTCCAGTCGGAATATCCAATACAGCATTTCTAATCTATGCTGTCTTTCTCCTGCTACAATGCGGTTGGGTGCTAAGAATGTCTTGGTGATTTTTCTTTGTTGCCATGGCTGTATCAAAAAAGTTTTGTCATATCCGCGGTACCAATCCAGTGCGGCCCAACCATGGAAGAAATAATAATAATGCTTCCATTCAAATTTTTTGCACACAGCATCAACAGTATCACTGTCACGCTCGCTGGTAATAATTGCACCAACTCGAAAATCAGTTTTTAATGATTTGAGATACCCCGCATCCAGTGCCATTTGATTTGCTCGATTTCTTTGTTCGCATGCTATATGGATTTTTTTATTTTTGAGTATAACTTCTTCAAATGTGGGCAAATGCATATTCAAATGAATAGGCTCTTGGTCCCATAATAGTGTATAATTGTGTTCACGTATGTGACTATAGCCATAATTAACTAAACTATCTGGATCTGTTTGACCAAACGGGTTACAGTAAAACAATCTCACCCCGGGATGATATTGTTTGATCCAAGGCCAAATTGTATTGTCATAAATTTCATCTATTCTAATCATGTTTGACGTATTTTATTTCAGTGATGGGCAGAAGCCAAATTTGTTTCCACACGAGAGATCGGTGGATTCATTCCAGCATGCACAGAAGTTGAGCCGCACACGATTTTTCTGGATTGTGCATTACTTAGCGGATT